AATATGGCTAACGCTGTACCATCACGTATAGGTTCAATTAACGGTGCTACTGATAAGAACGCGCTATTCCTAAAGGTAAGAAATTGCCTAGTTATATAGCAATATATAATTGAAACCTCTTCAAATTCGGTGAAAGCTTAACTGCTAATACCGAGCTAAGACTAGAAATAGTAAAGTGTAGAGACTAGACGGAGAGCAACTCTTTGAGTTGAAGGTATAGTCCACGCTTATATGAAAATATAAGGTTACGTGATTTTCTGGTGAAGTCCTTGCGACTTTTATGAGAGAAAACAAAATGTTAGGAATGACATCTGTTCGTTCAATTTCTCAAGGTAAATCGGCTCAGTTTCCTGTAATAGGAACTACAACTGCGGCTTATCATACTGTAGGAAATGAAATCAATGGTACTGAAGTAAAACACGCAGAGAAGATTATCTCTATAGATGACCTTTTATTATCTAGTGCTTTCTTGTCTAATTTAGACGAGGCTAAAAACCACTACGATGTTAGAAGTACATATTCTTCAGAGATGGGTAGAGCACTTGCTAACAAGATAGACCAACATCTACTTCAGTTAGTAGTTCTTGCTTCTCAAGCATCAGCAACAATCACTGGCGGAAATTCCGGTGCTTCCATTACTGATGCAGACTGCAAAACAAACGCAACATCTATGATTGATAGCATATTTTCATGTATTCAAAACTTAGATGAAAAAGACGTTCCTAGCGAAGGTCGTTTTGTCGTAACTACACCTGATATTTATTATCAGCTATGTAATGTAGACAAACTAACATCCAGAGATTTCTCAAGAACTCCGGGTGACTTCGGTCAAGGAACTGTCGTGGCAATCGGTGGAGTACCAGTAGTTAAATCAAATACTGCTGTTACTGCTTTCACTGACCAATCTGCGGCTATTTCTGGAACTAACAACACTTATTCAGTAGATGCTTCTACAGTAGGTGCGGTTGTGTTTCATAAATCAGCAGTCGGAACTGTGAAGTTAATGGATTTGGCTATGGAGTCAGAATATGACATTCGTAGACAAGGAACATTAATGATTGCGAAAATGGCATTAGGTCATGGGATTTTGAGACCTGAGTCAGCTTTGCGAATAGTTACTTCATAATAATTGAACAACTAACGTAAGGGATAGGCGAGACATTTAGTTTCGCCTTCCCGCAAACAATTTTTTATATATTTATGGCAACAACAACAACTAGAACATCTCAGCTTGAGTGTATTAACACCATGCTTTCGACTATAGGAGAAGCTCCAGTCAATACAATTACTGGTTCTTCATTACCTATAGATGCAAGTATGGCTATCAATATTTTAAATGAAGTAAACAGGGAAGTACAATCAGCAGGTTGGAAATTTAATACTTCATATAAAGTACAATTATCAAGAAATGTAGACAACAAAATTCCCGTTTCTACTGATGCTATGCACATAGAATTAAATCCTTTATTAGAAAGTAAAAGTTCTTATGACCCAGTTATAAGAGGAAACTTTTTATATAATTTATCAACAGAAAGTTTTGTTTTTAATAAAAACTTTGAAAATGTAACTGTTATCTATTTATTAGATTTTGAAAATATTCCAGAACAAGCAAGAAGATATATCACAATAAGAGCATCAAGAATTTTCCACGATAGAACTTTGGGAGCTAATGCTATTCATAAATTTAGCAGAGCAGATGAAGTGGCTTCATTGGCTATATTAAAACAAGCAGAAGCTTCAGTAGCAGACCATAATATTTTTAATAGTTATGACCAGTTCAAAACAGTTTCAAGAATATGATAGATTATTTTTACAGTATTGTAGAACACTATAGTTCCAAACTTAATGTATGGGCCTGGAATAAAAGATGGTGTGATAAAGAAAAAGGAACAGGATATAAAAGCAGGTCCTATAAAATAATTAATTAAGAGGAGGAGATATGGAAAAAGTAAAACAAGAAGCTAAAAGATTATGGGCATTAGCTATCGCCAATAAAAAAATTACCATTGGTGTAATTATTGCTCTCATTATCTTATACGAACTAGCTACTAAATAATTAAGAATGTCATTAATATCTAGGAGTATTCCAAATTTAATTGGAGGTGTATCACAACAACCAGAAGTATTAAGATTAGAAAACCAAGCTACAACTCAAGAGAATGGATTTTCTGGTGTTGTTGAAGGTCTTAAAAAGAGACCACCTACTAATTATATCGCGAAAATTACTAACGAACCTTTAACTAATGCGTACATACATACAATAAATAGAGACGTTACTGAACGATACATTGTGGTTATTACTGATGGCAATATTGCTGTTTATACTACTGATGGAACTGCTAAAACAGTTGTAAGCCAGACCAATGCTAGCAATTATTTATCATCTTCTAATCCTAGAGAAGATTTTAAATGCTTAACAGTTAATGATTATACTTATGTCGTAAACAAGCAGAAAACGGTTGCTATGGATAGTGGAACCACTAGCCCAGCAAAAGTTGAACAAGCTGTTTATACTGTAGTACAAGGTGTGGGTAATTCAACTACATCAACACCTTATTCAATTACAATAGATGGAACTACATATACTTATAGTTCGGCTACTGTAGATACTAAAACTATTAGAGATGGATTAAAAAGCGCAGTAGGTACACCAACAAATATTACAACAGCAGATATTGGAAACAGTAGTTTTTCAATTACAAAATCTACAGGAACTTTAAGTGTTTCTGCATCCGATGGATTTGGAGACCAAGCTTCACAAGTAGTATATGACGAAGTACAGAATTTTTCAGATTTACCAGGAAGTGCACCTAATAATATGGTTGTTGAAGTTAAAGGTGATGCCACAAGTACATTCGATAATTATTATGTAAAATATTTTAGTAGTACAGGTGTATGGGAAGAAACAGTTGCACCTGGAATAGAAACTACTTTAGATGAAGATACAATGCCTCATGTTCTTATTAGGAGCGCGGATGGAAATTTTAGATTTTCACAAGTTGATGGAAGTAGCTATACAATTTCAGCAACTTCTTATGACGTACCTTCATGGGGTACAAGAATAGTTGGTGATTTAGATAGTTCACCTAACCCAAGTTTTGTTGGCGCTAAATTAAAAGATATTTTCTTTCATAGAAATAGATTAGGATTGTTAGCAAATGAAAATGTAATTCTTTCAAGGTCTTCAGAATTTTTTGAATTTTTTAATGAAACAGTAACAGATGCTTTAGATACAGAAGTTATTGATATTAATGTAGCTCATACTAAAGTTAGTCTATTAAAACATGCTGTCGCTTTTGATGAGAAACTTTTATTATTTTCAGACCAGACACAATTTGTTTTAACTGGCGGTACAAGTTTAACACCTGGGAATATTTCAGTTAATGTTACAACTGAATATGAAAATTATGATACAGTGTCACCTATAGGTTCAGGTAACAATGTATTTTTTGGTTTTAACAAAGGTCAATATACTGGCGTAAGAGAAATGTATGTTGAAAGTGATGGTGAAACAAACCAGGGTGAAGATATTACTTCTAGTATTCCTAAATACATACCTTCAGAAATTTATAAATTTGCTATTGCTTCAAATGAAAACATTTTAGTTACATTAAGTAACAAGGTTGGAGACCGAAATAGACTATATATTTATCAATGGTTTATTGCACAAGGTAAAAGATTACAAAGTGCATGGCATAAATGGATAATTGGTGATGACACAGATACCATTATTCTTAATGTAGACTTTATTGGAACTACTTTATATCTAATAGTCGAAAGGTCCGATGGAACTTATATTGAAACAATAGATTGTTCTCCTGCGGTTGTAGATAGTTCGGCTACATATCTTACTTATTTAGACAGAAAACTAGACAATTCACAGATTACACAAAGCTATAATAGTATGACTAATTTAACTACTATTACCTTACCTTACTATATTGATAGTCCAATGAAGGTGGTGGGTAAAGCTGGAGGCTCAAATAAAGCAGGTCAAGATATAGCTATTACTACTCAATCAGGAACTACAATCACTGTTTCTGGAGATATAACAACTTATGATTATTTTATAGGTGAGCAATACACATTTCTTTATACATTTTCTCAACAATATCTTGCACTTGGCCAGAATACTACAGGCACGGGTTCAAGAACTAGAATAAAAGAAGGTAGGTTACAGATAAGAAACTGGACCATCTCATTTAATGACACAGGTTATTTTGAAAGTGAAGTTACTCCTTTTGGAAGAGACACATCTAATACAACATGGACAGGAACAATTGTAGGCAAAGGTTTAGCAGGTACAGTCAATTTAGAAGACGGAGATTATACTTTTGCAGTTCAGAGTAAAAATGAGAATTTAACTATTAGTTTAAAAAATAGCACTCATTTACCATCGAACTTTGTGCATGCAGAGTGGGAAGGTTATTATGTCTCTCACGCAACATTCTCATAAACCTCATTTAAGATTAGCAACTGAAATTGATTGTATTTATTTATCAGAAAATTTAAGAGATGATGACATACAAGAAATAAAAGCTGTAACAGATTTACCACCATTATTATCTTTATTTGCAGGATTAAAATTAAGTTCAGTACCTTTAGTAATATGTGATGGTAATTCTAAACCAGTTGCTATGCTAGGTGTTGTTCCGAATGGATTAATAGGAAGTATTTGGATGGTAGGTACTAAAGAATTAAAAAAAATAAGTTTATCATTTTTAAGAAACTCAAAAGATGTATGTGATGTTCTTAAAGGTAAACATCAAATTCTACATAACTATGTAGATAAAAGAAATAGACTTCATATCAATTGGCTTAAATGGATGGGTTTCACCATCTTAAAAGAAATTAATTATGGAATTGAAAATAGAAAATTTTATGAATTTGTTAAAATATAATGTGTAATCCTTATGTAATTATGGGTGCATCTGCTTTAATGCAATATCAAGTTGCTACTGCACAGCAGAAGGCCGTACAAGAACAACAAAAAAGACAAAATAAAATTGCTATGCAAAATAGAAACCTTGGTGTGGTTTCAAAAACAAGAGGTTTCATTCAAAAAACAAAAGCAAGATTAGAAAAAATTGGTGAAGCACAAAAAATATCAAGAAGAAAGAGAGCAAAATTTAAAGTTAATAAAGAAGGATTTACAGGTCAATCTTATGACTTCTTATTAGCTAATTATTATGACCATGAAGCTAGTTATAGAAATAGAATTTTAGGAAACATAGAAAGTAGTAAGTTTCAATATTTACAAGACATGAAAGCTGTGGACCTTCGTTATGATAGTCAAAGCACATATCTATCTCCAGTAGATAGAAGCCTTAATGCAATTAATTCAGGATTAGGTTTTGCATCAAACTATTATGGTTATAAAGCCAAACAAAACAGCTCACAGACTAATATTGAAAGATATGGGTATGAAGACTTTAATTATAAAGAATATGAACAGGATATAAATTAATGGCTAAAAGAAGAGCAGAAGACCCAAATCCAGCGTTCAAATCAATGCCTGAAATGGCTGTTGATAGCGTAGATTATAACTTATTCTATAGACCAGATAAGATAGGAGTAAGCCCAGCACTTATTCAATTATCTAAATCTTTAGAAAGTTTAGTGCCTTCCTTATCTAACTATGCAATTACCGAAGAAATTGTAGGTAAAGAGAAATCTGAAGCAAAAGCAGAAGAAGATTTTAAAATCAATAAAATGTCTTTTGCTAAAATGGTTAAGGCAGGAAAAATACCTGAAGGAGCTAATCCACATTATTTTAATAAAATGATGGAATTAGATTTAGTTAATAAAGCTAGAATATTTAAAACTGAATTTGATACTTTTTCTCAAGATAGTGAAATTCATAAAACTTTAACACCTGATAGCTGGACAGAAGTATATGAAAGTAAATTAAAAGAATTTTACGAAAAAAACGAATTAGATAAATATGACCCACTAGCATTAAGTAAAGCTTTCTTTAATACAACTTCAGGATTTAGAGATGAAAGAGAACAACAACATAATGCGTCAAGATTAGCTTTTATCAAAAAGAATACTGAAGATAATGCTATTAAAAATTATACTGGAATATTTATTGAAGCACAGAATGATAATGAAAGTATAGAAGAATTATTTAAAACAATACAATTAGAAACAAAATCATTTATAGCTTTAGGCACTGATGGAAGAAGAGCAAACGATTTATTTTTATCTGGCTTTAAAAAATATTTAGATGTTATTCAAGACCAGGATGGCTTTGATTATGCTAGAGAAGTATTAAATAAATTTAAAGAATTAAAATTAAGTACAGGATATTTTGCTGGTGAAAAAGGTGGAAGAAGAAATGAAACTATAAGATTAGAATTATTACAGGACCTTAACCAAAATGAATTAGAATTTTTAGAAGGTAAAAAGAAAATTACTCAAGTAAAAAATGATAGAGAAAAACAAGTTCTTGGTGAAATATTTTTTCAAGAATTTAATAAAGAAGATTTTAGTTTAGATACTTTTTTAAATTCTACTACCGAAGATGAAGATGGTTTAACACAAGAAAGATTTTCAAATAAAGATAAATTTTATATTAGAGGTTTAAACGAAGCATTAAACAAAACTACTGTAATAACAACAAGTGATATAGGTGCTTTACAAGAATTAATAATTTTAGAAGAAAACAATCCTTATTTAGTAAAACAAAAAGCTCTTGAATTAGCTAGAGATGGAAAATTAAATAATTCGGATTTTAAAAATTTTTTTAACTCTATTGGCTTAACTAACATATACAAAAAAAATCAATTCTTTTTATTAAGTTCGCCATTTCAAAATTATATGACTTTATTTAAAGATAGTGATTTAGCTAGTATGCCTGGTTTTGGTATGGAGCTACCTTTAATGAGAACAAGATTTGTTGAAGATATGACAGCTTGGCATAGGGAAAATACAGGTAAAGAGGAATACGAAAATCAACCTTACAAATATCAAAAAGAATTTAATGCTCAAGTTAAGTTATTAATGGGAGATATAATGGCAGATAGTCAATTCATTCATTCAACTTACGATACCTTCGGAATAGAATTACAAAAGAAATACAACATATTTATAGAGGATAGAAGACCGAAATAATGGCACAAACAGTCAATAGAAATGGGAAAGAATACACTTTTCCAGATAATTACACTCAAGAACAGATAGATGCTCACTTTGAAAAGTTAGAAGGTAAGAAAACTGAAGAGGATACTGAAGAGAAAACTGGAGAAGAAAGAGGGTTACTTACAGACGTTCCAGTTCAAGCATTAGGTGGAGTTTTTGATGCGGGCAAATCTGCCTTAAACTTAATGGAAGGTATTGGTGCAGATTTAAAAAGAAAAACTGGTCATGGTGGATTTACATTTGGAGAAAATGCTAATAATGGAATTGTTCAATATCATTCATATGATGATGTAATTAATAACAATGTTAAATTACCACTTTCTGGAGATGTAAAAAAACTTGGGGATAGTAAATTACATTCATTATTACCTGACATAGATGAAGCTGATACAACAACCGGAGCTGTAACAAGAACCATATCTCAATTTCTATCTGGTTGGCAGATTACTAAACCATTAAAAGGATTAAAATATGTTAGTGGTGGAAGTAAAGCCGCAAACTTTGCTAAAGCTACAGTAAGAGGGGCAGTTTCAGATTTCGTAGCTTTCGACCAAGATACAGGAAGATTTATGGATATGGTTAATACACAATTTCCATCTCTACAAAATCCTTTATTTGAATATTTATCTTCAGAAGGTAAAGAGGAAAGTTTTTATGAAGCTAGATTAAAAAATGCAATTGAAGGAGCTTTATTAGGAGGAGTTGTAGAAGGAACAATTAGAGGTTCAGCTCCATTTATAAAAAAACAGTTATCAAGTTTTTCTCAATGGATTAAATTAAAAAGAAAAACATTAACAGGAAAAGATGTTGATGTAGCTAAATTAGCAAAAATAGAAAAAGAATTAATAAAACAAGCCGAAGAAAACTTCACAGCTTCAGGAAAGAAAAGCACAGAGAAATTAGTTGAAAGTATTATTAAAGACAGTGGCTCTGATAAAATTTCAACTATTATTGAAAATATAAAGAAAACAGGAACAGATGAAGTTTTAGCTAATAGAATTGTAGATAATCTTGCCGACTATCAGAAGAGAGTTAGAGCAGGAGAAAAATCAGTTAGGTCTGGTGGCACATTAAACTGGAGAGATATAGATGAAAGTTTAGATTTAGGTTTATCTCCTAGAGCATTAGCAGATACAGATTTTGGAATAATTGCACTAGATGCTATTACAAGAGTAATTAAATCAGAGAAGAAATTTGATGTGATGTCTACAGAAATCATTCAAAGACAAGCAACTAAAGCAGGGTATGACATAGTACAGACTACAAAAATGTTAGGCCAACTTGGTAAGAAAATGGAAGAAGGTTTAAAGTTTATGTATGCTTCACAAGCTATTCAACAAAACCTGGCGGATGCTGTTTATAAAATGTCTGTAGGGTTAGCTAGAGGAACTAAAGAATATACAGAAAATGAAGCTAAAATAACTGTAGCTTTATTAATGAGACTTTTAAGATTTGATTACAAAGTAGCATCAAATTTAGGTAGAGGTCTTAATTTAAGAGGAATTTTAAAAGACAGAAATGTTGATTTTGGCAACGAACAAATCCTTAATTTTGTAAAAAATATGGACAGTTGGCCAGGAGATTTTAGTGCTGTTATTCATGGTTTAGCTCATATTAAAGACAAAAATATGCTTACCAGAATTGTAGACTTTTTGTTTAGAAATAGATTTTGGAATAGAGCAAATGAAGTATGGATGTCTTTTGCATTATCTAATCCAAAAACACAGATAATAAATGTTGTATCTACAGCCAATAACTTATTCTTAAGACCAGCTCAATCATGGTTAGGAAGTAAATTAACCTGGGGTCTTGATGATTTCACAAAAGCTGAAATGAAGAACCATGGTCAGGATATTACTCATACTGTTGCTGGATACAGAAGTTATTTATCAGATGCTTTAACTTACACTAAAAAAGCATTTAATGATGAAGATAGTATTTTATTTGCTGGAAGTACAAAGTTTGACACTAATACAAAAGCATTAGGTACAAGTAAATGGGCTAGAGCAATTCGTTATCCATTAAGAGGTCTTACTGCTATGGATGAATTTTTTAAACAAATTGCATACAGAGCAAGATTAAGTTCAATAGCTACAAGAGAAGCAATAGAAGCTGGAGCTTCACAAAATAAAACAGTTATGATGTTAGCAGATGGAACTAAGGTTTCTGAATTTGATGAATTAGTCGCTAAAAGATTTAAAGCCGGTTTCGATGAAACTGGAGTAATTGCTGTAGACAAAGAAGCTTCAAGATATGCAAAAGAAGTTACTTTCACAAAAGAATTAGATGGAGCTCTTGGTTATTTACAAAGAATAGTTAATGATGTTCCAATATTAAAACAGATTTTACCATTTGTTAAAACACCAGCTAACCTGGCAATACAAGCAATTGAAATGACACCAGCAGGTTTAGTAGGTAAAAATTGGAAACATGCAACTGGAGCTTCAAGAGATGCTATTAGAATAGCAGAAGTAAGAGGAAGAGTTGCAGTTGGCACAATTATACTTGGTTCAGTTACTATGTTAAATATGACTGGAGTTCTTACTGGCGGTTATCATCCAGATAAAAATATTAAAAGATTACAACAGTCAAGAGGATTTCAACCTTATTCAATAAAAATACCAGGAACAGATACTTATATTGAGTATGGAAGGTTAGACCCAATAGGAATGTTAATTGGTTTAGTAGCTGATTATACAACTATGTATAGTGACTTAAATGATAAGGACAAAGAAGTTATTGAAAATAAATTACTATCACATTTAGTAAATCAACAACAAGGTGCTGAAGAAGATTTACCATTAGACCATAAACTTTCAAACATGGCTATTGCTACATATAAATCTGGATTTAAAAATATTGCATCTAAAACTTATTTAAAAGGACTTGTAGATTTTGTTAAGTCATTTGATGGTGATGCTGTAGATAAAAAAGGCCAATGGTGGTTAGAAAATAAAGTAGGTTCTTATGTTCCTAATCTTCTAACTAAAATATTAAATGACCCATACTTAAGAGAAACAGAAGGTTACATGCAAGCACTTCAAAAAAGATTAGGTGGTACAGGATTACCTAAAACTTACAATCTATTAGGTGAAGCTATTATAAGTACACAAAATGGTGCAGGTAGATTATTTAATAATGTATTTAATCCAGTTTCTATAAAAACACAGAAACAGGATAAAGTATTAGAAGCTTTTATTACAAATGAAGTAAGTATTCCTACATTAGAAAAAGTAATTAAAGGTGTGGATTTAACTCAATTTATTAATCCAGATACAAAGAAAACAGCATTTGAAGAATATAATGAACTAATTGGCAAGTCAGGTTTAAGAAAAGATTTAGAAAGATTAGTTGAAAGCAAGAGATGGAAGGATGTTCCAACCCAATTAATAGTAGATGAAAATGTTAAGATTGGTGGGAAGAAAGAGATGGCTTATGAAAAGATTAAGTTCTGGAGAGATTTAGAATTTAATAAAATACAATTTTCTAACAAGTATGTGTCAAAACAAAATCCTAATATTAACTTAGGCCAGGCATATATCAATTTAGGTATAATCAAAAGAGTTGGTAAAGTAACAAGTACATTACCTTCAGGAATGAAGTCTGGTGTCTATGACTTCATCGAACAGACAAAATAATAGAATAGAACACTTTAGATATAAGAACAGGACACTTTAGATATAAGAAATGTCATATAATGCTCGTGTATCGTTTACTGCCAATGGTAGTACGGATACGTTTTCGTTTTCCTTTCCTTACATAATATCAAGCCATATAAAGGTTTATGTCGATGGAACAGAGGATACTAATATAATATTTCCAACAACTTCATCGGTTCAATTGTCATCAACGCCAGCAAATGGAGCTGTAGTTTTAATTAAAAGGATTACACCTTCAGATGCGAGGCTTGTTGATTTTCAAGATGGAAGTGTACTTACTTCGGATGACCTGGATAAATCAGCCAACCAAAATTTTTACGTATCCCAAGAAACTTCAGATGAACTTGCTAGTAAATTAGGATTAAATACTTCAAACTTATATGATGCCGGAAATAAAAGAATTATAAATGTTGCGGACCCAGTAAATCCTCAAGATGCACTTACATTAAATTATCTATCTACAACATATACAGACCTTGTTAATGATACTACACCTCAATTAGGTGGAGATTTAGATTTAAACGGAAAAAATATAGACTTTCCGACAACAGCAAATATTTCAGATTGTCTTGATGAAGACGATATGGCTTCAGATAGTGCAACTAAATTAGTTACACAACAGTCAGTTAAGGCTTATGTTGATGGTAAGGCACATTTAAGTTTAATAGATGAAGATAACATGTCCACTGATAGTGCGACTAGGCCGCCTTCACAACAGTCAGTTAAGGCTTATGTTGATACACAAATTTTAACAAAAGATAATACGGATGAAATAACAGAAGGTGTAACAAATCTTTATTTCACAAATACAAGAGCAGACGCAAGAATTACTAATGCACTAATTGATGAAGACGATATGTCTTCTGATAGTGCAACTAAATTACCATCTCAACAATCAGTTAAAGCTTATGTTGATGGAAAAGCGCATTTATCATTAATTGATGAAGATAGTTTCACAACTGATAGTGCAACAAGACCACCTTCTCAACAATCAGTTAAAGCTTACGTTGACACTCAAGTTGCAACAGTACCAACTGGTGATATTACTTCAGTTGTTGCTGGAACCGGTTTAACAGGTGGAGGAACATCAGGTGATGCAACTCTTAATGTTATTGGTGGAACTGGTATAACAGCAAATGCAAATGATATAGCTATTGATAATACTGTAGCCACACTTGCTGGAACTCAAACTTTTACAAATAAAACTATTGATGCCAATGGTACTGGTAACTCAATTACAAATCTTGAAGTTGCTGATTTAGCTTCTGGTGTTCTTGATACAAACATATCAAGTGTTTCTGGAAGTGATGATACAATAGCTTCTGCTAAAGCAATTAAGACTTACGTTGACACTCAAGTTGCAACAGTACCAGTTGGAGATATTACTTCAGTTGTAGCAGGTAATGGATTAACTGGCGGTGGTACAACTGGTGATGTTACATTAAATGTTGTAGGTGGCACAGGTATTACAGCAAATGCAAATGATATAGCTATTGATGCAACAGTAGCGACACTCATTGGTTCACAAAATTTAACAAATAAAACTTTAACAAGTCCTGTTTTAGATACAGGTATTAGTGGTTCAGCTTTCTTAGATGAAGATAACATGGCATCTAATTCAGCTACTAAACTTGCATCTCAACAATCCATTAAAGCTTATGTAGATGCAATATCTACTCTAAGTTTAATTGATGAAGATAACATGGCTACTGATAGTGATACCAGACCACCTTCACAGCAATCGGTTAAGGCTTATGTAGATGGACAAGCTCATTTAAGTTTAATTGACGAAGATAATATGTCTTCTGATAGTGCAACTAGACCACCTTCGCAACAATCGGTTAAGTCTTATGTTGATACACAGATTTTAACAAAAGACAACACAGACGAAATTACAGAAGGTTCTACAAATTTATATTTTACAAATACTAGAGCAGATGCCAGAATAACAGCGACATTAATTGATGAAGATAATATGGCTACTGATAGTGCTACTAGATTACCTTCTCAACAATCAGTTAAGGCTTATGTTGATAGTAAATCACATTTAAGTTTAATTGATGAAGATGATATGGCAAGTGATAGTGACACAAGACCACCATCACAACAATCGGTTAAGGCTTATATTAATGCTCAACCACATTCTAGTGTTACAGCAAGTAGCACAACAACATTTACAAATAAAACAATA